TATTATAAAAAAGAAAAAAAAAAAAATATAAATAATAATGAAATAATAGAGCGTATAATAAAAATAGAAAAAGATGTACAAACCACATTAAAAATATTAAGACAAATTAAAAATTTAGAGTGTCAATAATCATATCTTCTAAATTTTTAGTATGATACCATTTTAATTCTTTATTAATTAAAGAAACATCGGCATAATTAATATCAATATCACCACAACGATTTTTAATATATTTATATTTTATTTTTTCATATCCGTGATTAGAAATAATTAAATTAAAATTATTAACAATTTCTTTAATAGTAAAACCATAACCTGTACCAACATTATATATTTTAAAAATATTATTATTATTTATAATATAATTTAATGAAATAATATGTGAATTAATAAGATCATCTATATGTATAAAATCTCTTATACATGTACCATCTCTTGTTTTATAATGGTTACCATATATTTCAAAAGTAGTATTATTTTTAAAAGAATTTAATAAATTAAAAAAAAGACCATTATTATTATTAAATCCAACAGGGTTAAAATATCTTAAAATAATAATATTCCATTTATTGGAAGACTGATGCAAATCTTTTAAAATATTTTCAATATATATTTTTGTTTTTGCATACGGATTAGTTACTATATTATCTAATAAAACATTTTCTGATATAGGTGATCTTTGTTTACCATAAACTGATGCTGAGGAAGAGAAAATAATATTGAAACAATTATTTTTTTTCATAGCATTAAAAAGATTAATAGAACCTATTATATTATTATGATAATAATCTAAAGGATTATTAATAGAATCATTAATGTGTTTAAAAGATGCTAAATGAATAACATATTTGATATTATATTTTTTAAACAAATTATCTATAGAATTAAAATCACATAAATCATTATTATCGATTAAATCAAATATAATAATATTATTAAAAAATTTTAATAATTTTTTACATAAATGATTACCAATATATCCCTTACCTCCAGTAATTAATATATATTCACTATTATTCATTTATATAATTAATAAATTAAATAATTGTTATATAATAAATTAAATTATTTTAAATAATTAGATAAATGAATAATACAATTAATATAATAAATATATTATTATTTATATTAATTATAGTAATAATAATATTAAAAATAAATGATAATATAGAAAAATTTGATATATGTGGAGGCAATTGTTATATAGATGAGGAATGTGCTATAAATATGAATTGTATAGAAGGAAAGTGTTGTATATAAATTAATATTTTGTTTTTAATACAAAAAATATATCTTTATATAATATTGATATAGAAATAATAAAAACTATTGATAATATTATGATAATAATAATAAATCCATTATTAGATTTTTGTAATGGCATTTTTTTAAAAGGCATAGTAAAAAAAGCAATAATAAATGATAATGGTAAAAATATAGTTGCTACATTTTTTAATAATCTAGCAAATCCTGTTTCTAAATAAGCTATTCTTTGCATAGTAGCATGTCTAGAATTATTTAAAGAATCTGTAAAAATTATTAAATCATTTAAATTATTTTTATTTTTATTTATTAAAATAATATTTAATTCGTTGTTTTTGGGAAATAAATTTACAATATTATCAATTTGTTTAATAATATTTTTATAAAATATTATATATATTAATAATTTATCAATATATTCAATAATATTATATGAATTTTTAAAATTTACTTTTGTAATTTTTTTTTTTATATAATATAAAATATTGCTAAATATACCTAAATTGCTTTGAATATTAATAGAATAATCTATTAAATAATTTAAAATATTTTTATAAATATTATTATTATTAATATTATTATTAATAATATTATTTTTAATAAAAATAATATTATTATTATTAATATTAAAAATAATAATTTCTTTATTTAAAATTATATCTGGTATTATTGAGTTAATTGTTTTATTATTAGTAATACCTTTTTCAAAAAATATAAATGGCGTTATATTAATATTATCTATTTTATTATTTTTTAATAAAATAGGAACAGATAATAAAAAATAAATTTGATTATTATTTTTATAATAATTAAAATTATTAAATATTAATTTATCTATAATATTTTTATTTATATTATAATTATTTATTTCATCATAAGTAATTATATCCATAATATAATAAAGTTCTATTAGTGTAATATATAAAAATGTAATATATATATATATATAAAAAATAAATATTATAAAAATAATAAATGAGTGTATATAAAAATTATGATTTATTAGGATTAAAAAAGGAAAATAATCCGTCACAAAAAGAAATTAAAAATGCTTATCATAAATTGGCATTAAAAAATCATCCTGATAAAAATCAAAATAATCAAAAAGTAGCAGAATTATTTAAAGAAATAACTAACGCATATTCCATATTATCGGATGAAAGTAAAAAAAAACAATATGATATGCTGGGAGATAATAATTATGAAAATGGAATGAATATGAGTAATGATATAAATCCGGAAGATATATTCGCGCAATTTTTTGGAAGAGGAAATCACGGACACGGATTTGAAGGAATGAGAGATAATCCATTTGCTAATTTTGGATTTAATTTTGATATTGGTTCTGATAATAAATTTAATTTAAATAAAAAATGTCAAAATATAAATAAAAATATTGAAGTAACTCTGGATGATGTATATAATGGTATAAATAATAAAATGAAAATACTTGTTAAAAAAAATTGTTTAAAATGTAAATCAATTTGCGATAATTGTAATGGAAAGGGTCATATAAAACAAATAAGAAGTATGGGAATATTAACACAAATATCTGAAGGACCGTGTGATGTTTGTAGAGGTAAAGGAGAAATAAATAATAGAAATATTAACTGTATAGATTGTAAAGGAACTGGTGAATATAGTAAAGAGAGTTTAGTAAATTTAGTTGTAGAAGCAGGATTTCCAAATAATTATAAAACATTATTTAAGGGGTTGGGTGAGCAACCTAAAACTTCTAAGCAAACAGCTGGAGATTTAATAATACAAATAAATATTTTGGATAATATTAATTTTAAAAGACAAGATAATGATCTATATCATAAATATAAAATATCATATATTGATAGTATAATTGGAAAAAATATAGAAATAGATTATTTTGATGAAAAAATAAAATTAAATACATCAGAATATGGTGTATTATTAAATGGAAAACAATATAAATTAGAAAGAAAAGGATTACCATATTTTAATAAAAATAAAAGGGGTGATATGTATATAGAATTTATAATAGAAACGCCAAAAATAAAAAATAAAGATAGGCTAGATGAATTAAAGGTATTATTAAAAGATATTTTTGATTAAAAATATAAAAAGTAAAATAATAGAAAAAAATAATATAAAATAAATAATATTTTTAGTATTATATATATCATTTTTATTATTTTTATTATTTATATTATTTATATCATGTAAATTATTTATATTATTTTTATTATTTTTATTATTTATATTATTTATATTATTTATATTATTTATATTATTTTTATTATTTATATTATCATTAAATTTTATAAATTTTTTATTAATAATATCAATATTAGAAAAATTGTAAAATTCATTTAATGTTCTATTATATCCCAAACCGTAATCATTTAAAATAATATTAGCATCATAATTATTTTTAGAATTTAATACTTTAAAAAGTTTTTCAATAGTTTTTATTTTTTTATTTTCATATTTAATATCGTCCCATAATTTAGGTTCATTATTTCTAATATAACTATGAAATATTATATTTTCATTAGGTATAAAAACATCAAATCCGTGTGTAAAAAATCTAATAGAATGTAATATCTCTTCGCCTGTAAATAAATAATCTAAATTGGGATCAAATGGAATATCTTTTAAAAATTTAGATTCTGTAAATAACATACATCCTGTAACAAAAGGTGTTTTAATAAAAGTATTTTTAGTATTAATAAAACCAGCACCATCATATTTAATAATACCATATTTATTAAAAAATACATTTTTAATATAAGTAACAACAAATTTTTTATAAGAAGGAATTATATAGTCATTTATACTTCTTGGATAATGGGATAATACTGGTTTTTCACTTAAACCTAAATTTTTTATTTTTTTTATGGCCGTAATACATTTAATATCCCAATCTTTAACAAATTTTGTATGAGCATCAATTTGAAAAAAATATTCTTCATTATCCCATAATTTAGAACATAAATATCTAGCATATGTGGGTCCTTTAGCATCTAAATATGATAATCTAATAATTTTAATTCTTGGATTATAAATGTTATGTAAACAATCTAAATCATCTTCTTTATTTTGTTGAACAATACCAAGATATATATTTTCAGGAAATTTAGAATTATTATATAAATTAATAATGGTATTATTACATAATTTATCACGATAACTTGCTATAGAAACAAATATGGTGTCTTTTTTCATTCTAATAAATAATTATAATTTTAATTTATATAAATATATCTATTTATTTTCTAAAAGCGCAATTCTTTCTATTAAAGTATCTATTAGTATTTGTTGATTATTAATTTTTCTATTTAATTCTTGAATACTAGATATAGAAATAGCATGCAAATATTCTTTTTTAATACTTTTAAAATTTTTTTGCATTATACCATATACAAAAATTTCACAATTTAAATTAATATTTATTCTATATTCATTGTAATTTATTTTATCTAATACTGTAAATTTTATTTCTTCAGCATTCGTATTAGATATTTTATAATAAGATATATATTCACTCCCATTAATTAATTCACTATCAATATATAATATATTATTTATAATATTACCTTTTTTATATATATTTGGAATTAAATGACTATGTTTATCATCTATCATTTCTGGTAAAATATTTTCAATATCTTCGGCAATAAAACCATATATTTTTTTAGTTTCATCAAAATTATTAGTTTCATCAATATATCTATATTTTTTAGGTTTTAATTGTAAACATTTATTTAAACATTCATTATCGTCTAAATTTTCTATATCTTTTTTTATTAATATAGAAGATGCGGAACCTATCCACGATGATGATAAAATAGACCCATTAAATTTAGCAACAGTATTAGAAATTGATATGCTATCTTCTGTTAATCCAGTAGTACTATTAAAATATTTAATATAACGATTTTCTAATAGACCAGACCCATCTACCTCTAGTGGAAAATTTGGATAAGGACATCTTATACCAACATTATTATTAACATTTAAATTATTAGAAACAATAATATCTTGAGAGGTAATAGTTCCGCTAAAATCTTCACTTCTTAAGATAGCATTATCACTTGCATCTTTAAGATCGTATGTAATTTTAGAGTTTTCAAATTTAATATAAGCTTTATAATTATTATCATTATTTGTTAAAAGAATTTCAGATAATTCAATACCACTACCAATACTATCACTAATAAATTTAACTTTAGGTCCCGATTTTTTCATAGATAAATCACCAATATATAAATTATTATTATCACCAATAAAAATATCACCTAATTTTTTTTCAATTGATCCAATACCATAATTATTATTTGCGCTATCATATGTATTACCTGGTAAAAAGTTAGCATTAAATATAATATTATTATTATTATTAATTGAATATAAATTGTTATTATACAAATTAGATGAATAATTGTTCAATGATCTTAATGTATTATTTACATCAATATTTTCAGTATTAATAGATCCATTAACAGTAAGTTCTGTATTAAATACTGGTTCTGTAGCTATACCTATATACGCTTTTTCATATTGATTACTAGATCCAAATTGAACAAATGTAGATTTCTTATTAGTTTTAATTGACATAGAATTAACATAACCTTTCTCGTCAGTAATTCTATTAACATAATCATTTTCCATAGTATAATAAGGATGTAAAATGGAGTCATGAGGGATAGAAGTAATACTTAAAATATTATTATCATCAATTAATTCTAATATATTATTTTTTTTATAAACATTAAAATCTATAATATCTAACTTATATATATTACTTTTAGCAATTAGATATATAATATTATTATATAATGTTATTGTAGTAATATCAAAATTAGTAGTATTAAATATAGTTGATACATAATTTGTATTTAATTCAACTATTAAAATTCTTTGTTCAATATTTTTATCTAATATAATTAAAAATTCTTTATCATTTGTTATTAGAATTTTTTGAATATTATTAAATCTACTATCAATACCGTCTCCTATTGCCAAACCATCTCTAGGTGGTGTGGTTTGTGAACCTGCTACCGTGGTAACAAATTTAGTATCTTTACTAATTTTTCTAATAGAGTAATTATTCATATCGGCTAGATAAATAATATTATTAAAAGATATAATAGATGTAATATTATTATATTTAGCATTAATAGTATTATCAATATAACCTGTTAATATAGGATCTCCAGTAAAAATATTTATAGATAAATTATTATAAATACTATTTTTAACTGTTGATACATCAATTTCATAAATATTAGAAATAGAAGATACATATAATTTATCTTGATCTAAATATAATGAATTAGGAGTATTAAAATTAAAAGAATTAGAACCAAAATCAAAAGATAATTCATATGGAGTTAAATCACTGATATCATCATATGTAGAATTATTATATAATATAACAAATATTTTATTAAGAGAACTATCTGCGATATATAATAAATAATTGGTAAAATCATAATAGATATCAGATATTTCTCTATATACAGTGCTGCTAACAGTTATAATTGAACTATTATCAGTTTTATGTTTATTAATAGTATTGTGAGTAATAGATGAACTTAAAAATGTATTTTGATCAATTTGAATAAATGAACTATAAAAATAATCAAGAGATTTATTAAATTGTATATCGTTGTATATTTGATTTCCATTTAGAATATTTTCAATTAATATATTATCAACATCTTTAGTTCTAATTTTATTAATACTAAAATAATTTTCTTTATTTTTTTCAATAGCAATATTTAAATTTGATGTAGTAAATTGAACATTACTAGATATAATATGTAAATTAGATATATTATATAAAAATTCATTATTATTCATATTTGTAAAATTTGGAATTAATGAATTACCATATAAATCATAAATTTGAGAAGCTTGGATTATATTTGTAACAATACTATCTGATTCTAATTTCCCATCCGTTAATTTAATTAAATCTTTTTGATTATCTGTTATTGAATTATATGCGGTAATTCTAAAATCACCATCAGAACTATATATATAATTATTATCATATTTTTTTAAACCATGTATAATACTTTTATCTTTAGTATCTAATATTAAATGTGGTTCCTCTATATTATAAAGTTTATTAGCAGAAGTTCTTATTTGACCATTAATATCAAGATTATATTCAGTATCATTTATTTTTTTACCTATACCTATTTTAGCATTATTATCAGAACCAAAATTACCATATATAGTAGTATTTAATAATGATAATGAAAAAGCATTTTTATATATAATATCAATATCATTATTCGCACTAATATTGATAATATTATTTAAAATATTATCAGGATCATCCGTTAAATAAATACCTGTTTTTTTAATATTAATTGAGTTATTATTATTACCAGTTATATCAAAATTAATATTAGAACTAATAAAATTAGTATTACTGGTCATTAGATTAAAATTATCTGTCGCGTGAATATAACCAAGTGAATTAAGATGGTTTGTATTATCAGTTATAATACTATTAGAAGTTTGAATATTAAGAATATTATCAACATATATATTTTTAACAAATAATGAACCATCATTAATAAACACATTTCCATTTTTATTAAAAGTTATTAAATTTTTATTAGTAATATCATCATAATTAATTTTAAAATCACCATCAGATGTAGAATAAATTTTATTAGTTCCTCCAATATTACAATTATTATTGGTTAAAAGATTATCTAATATAATATGAGGAACGTCGTCTATAACATTGGTAATTAAATAATGTTTATAATTATTTATATTATATTTTTCATAATAATTAACAATTTTCAAATCAATTTCTTTATTTGAAATATTACAATTATTATTATCAAATACAAAATCTAAATTTTCTATATTATATTTAATATCAATAATATTAGATGTATTTGATATGCTAATATCATTATCACTAATACCTAAAATATCTTTTTTTAAATAATTAGAAGTTACTATATTATATATATTAGACGAATTATCATAATTATAATCTTTACTAATTAATTTAGTTTGAATATCATTGTTTTTTAAAATAGTAGTAGGTGTATTAATATTAACATTATATTTAGAAAATAATTTATAACTTAAGTCAATATTTATATTACACGTTAAATTAGGATCATAACTTAATACATTACTAGTAAAAATATTTAAATTACTATTTGAAATAAAATTTGAATTAGTATATATTAAGTGATTTAAATTTGTATAAATATTTTCTGTTAATAAATTTGAAAATGATGTATGAATATTATGAATATTATGAGTATTATCATAATCATATAATACATTTGTTAAATTGCAAGTAAAAGTTAAACCATTAATAAAATCATATGTATTATTAATATTAAATTGTTTTGGATAAGTTTCGCCATTAAACTGAATAAGAATATTAGAAGTTAAATTATTTGTAGTAATATTACTATTATTAATATTAAAGTTATAATTTGAATTATTATTTAAATAATAATTAGAAAATGAAAATGATGGTAATGTAATATGATTATCTATATCTATAATATTAGGATCATTTTCATTATTTTTAAAATTATTAACAAATGTAAAATGATTTGAATTTAAATTATCAAATTTTAAATTATAATCTATTATTGTTTTTGGTAACAATATATCCATAATTAAATCATTTTCTTTATAATAATTATTGGTTTTAATATAATTACTACTATTTTTAAATCCTTCATAAATATATTTAGAATTAAGTGTATAATCAGGAATATTTGATGATAAAATATCAATAGAATAATTAAAATTAATATTAGAGAGAGAAATATCTTTATCAATATTTATATCAACATATAAATTTGAATTGTATACATTAATTAAAGAAAAATCATTATTATTATTAAAAGTGTTATCACTATCTGTATATAAATTTATTAATTTTAAAGAAGTATTATCAGTAGATTTAATTTGTAAAGGATAATTTGGATCAGTATCATTAATTCCAATATTATTATTTTTTGTAAGTGTTAAAATATTATTAATATATTCGGGATAATTATTATTATTATTATTATATCCATATTGAATATTTAAATTATTATTATTTTTATCAGGTCCTTCAAATATCCAAAAACTATTTAATGTATCTGATATTTTATTATGTAAAGAAAAACGAGCAATATCAGTTTCATTTTCATTAGTTAATTGTAATAAATATTTTGAATAATCTTGAATATGCAATGAAATATTATTAGTCTGTTCATCATTATATATAACATTATTGTGCGAACCAATATTAATATATGTATGACTATTATTATTATAAAAGGAAATCAAATTTGAATCGATTTTATTTTTAATAGAAAAAATAGATGGATATAATTGCGTATTTTTTGATGGAATAATATTATCAGCTGCATCTAAACAAAATTTAATTACATTTGTATCATATCCTTCATTAATTTCTGTAAGTTCATTATAATATAAATGCATTAATTTAATATCAAAACAAGCTTTATAATTATTTTTATACGGTGCAGCAAAACTTGTAATAATATCATTATCATTATTATATAAAATTATTTTTTTAGAATTATCATCATTTATCATATTATCTAAATATTGAGATATATCAGATGATGATAATAATGTTCTTTTATCGTGTATAATTGTGGTACTATCTACATCCATTTTAATATCTATGCTGCTAGATGTACTACTGGTTCCAGTATCAGTACTAGTACTAGTACCTATACCAGTATTAGTACCAGTGTCTGTACTAATAGCACTATTTTGATAAACAATACTATCTTGATTTCTGGTAATAGTAATACCATCAACTATTAAATTTTTACAATAAACAGTATCTGTTATTTCAATATCTCCATATATTTTAACAGTACTTTGTGAACTAATTTCATTATTAATAGGAAGATTAATATTTTTAGGTCTATTAAAAATAAAATGATAGTTTTGTGTATCATTTTCCATAACAGGAACAGAAGTATTAATTTTATATTCATCATAACGACGATACATTATTTCTAATCCAGGTTTATTAGGATGATACATATCATCTGAATAACCAAATTGTAAAATTCCAGGATAATTATTAGCTGTTTGTATATTTTTATCGTGATTTCTATAAATATACCATCTTTCTTTTTCTTTCACACCAGTTATAGGTGTCCATTCGCAAAAATCTATACCTGTATATTTTGCTAATTTTTTTTCATTTAAATCTCTTTCATTATTAATTTTACCTCTGTATAATCTAATAATAGTATCATTATAATTATTAACTGATAAATTTCTAATCATTAATGGTTTAGTATTAATTTCATTTACTAATGATAATTTATTCTCATCAGATAAATTATCAATACCAATTAATATATTAGCATTAGTATAGGAAGTTTTTGGAAAAGTATTGGTAAAATCAGCATTAATATACTTAAATGTAGCAAGTTTCACATTATTTTCATAATAACCACTATCAGATTCTATAGAATTTGAAATAGAATTTATACCACCTGTTACATTAAGACCTTTACTATTATTAATAAAATTAAGATTATTTAATTTAGATCTAGTAAAATTAATAAAATATTTATTATTAGAATCTTCATTTAAAAAGAAAGTATTATCTATATTACTAATTTTATTTTGAAGAAAAAATTGAGCTTTTAATATATCTAAATTTTTTCTTATAAAAATATCATTAGTTAATATATCTCCGTTAATATCCAATGTATGTTCTGGTATTTTTGTAATATCTAAATTAATACCAATTTTATTGTTTTCTAATATAGATAATGTTGGTGCGATAGATTTTTCTTTAGTAATATCATCAACAATAGTACCCGGATAAAAATAGATATTTCTTTTATAATTTGTTGTTAAATTTGGATTAGTATTTATTATAAAACTTTTATCATTTAAATCTTTATTTAATTTTACATGACCAATATATGTTTTATTAAGTATCATTTCATCTAATACATGAGAATCTTCAATAGCTATTTCAAAATTATTATTATCTATATTTTTTATAGTTAATTGGTGTTTATTATAACTATCTATATCACTAATTCCAATACCTAAACGTCCAGGTATTGCTAAATTACTACCACTTGGAATAATTGTATTATTTGAATTAAATCCATAATATAATATTACATTACCTTCTATATCTTCTTGTTTTAAATTACTACCAAATTCAGTAGTAAAACTTCCATCGACATTTTCTATTAAATTTTCCATTTTTACAACATTTAATGCGTTTAATCTATAACCATTATAAAATAAACTACCTTCAATACCAACATCATTATCATAAATAACTTGCTCGTTAAATTGTACAGGACAATTAAATACAGACGGATCAATAGAATTTATGTTTAAATTAGAAACAGATAATTTATTAACTATTAAATTACTATTAATTGTTACTTCTTTATTAACAATTAAATTATTATTAACAATTAAATTATTATCAATTTCTAAATTATTTAAAAATTTATAATCTCCAACTGAAAAATCTCCAGATATTATTTGATTTGCTGAAAAATTATTACCAACCTTTCTATAATAAATATCATCTAATTCTAATATATTTGGTATATCAGGATTAGTGCTACTTTTATAATCATTTATTAATATTTTATCAAATAATGCTTCGCCATAAACCTGAAATTTAGGTTTTCTATTATCAATATTTGTTGTTACATTTTTCCCTATACATACATTACCGTCTTCTGTTATAGTCATAGCCGCATAATTAGAACTAATATTATCAATATAATTTGGAATATTTTTAGATATATCATATAATTTATTAATATCAAATGATGATTTTGCTACATGAAATTCAAGAGGCATTCCACTTGTTGTAGATATAATTGCTGGCGAATTATTATCAGAACCAATAATACCTATTCTTAAACTAGATGGTTCATTAATATAAACATTTTCTCCCGCAGTATTAATATAAGTAATTGGTTGTGACAAACTTTTATTTTTTATTGCTAAATGAATATTTTGTATTGTTCCACTAGAGGTATCGGAAATAATATTAATAGGATGTAAATTATTTATAGTATCAGTATCACTACCCCCTATATTTATGTAATCATTTGTATATATATTATTTTTAAAAAAAGTAGTTTGATCATATATATATGATGATATCCAACCTTGTGAAAATTTACTAATACTTAAATTAGAATTAATTGCATAAATTAAATTATTTATAATATTTTCAGGATTAGTAATTACCTCATTTAAATTATATGGCAAACCATCATCTGTAATTATTTTTAAGTTTTTTGCTGATATTGTACCGTCGCAAAAAATATCACCTTTTTCTATATATATACCAGATACGTCATTTAAAGTATAATTAGAATCAAATTTATTTCTTGTTGTATTTATTCCAATTCCATTATTATTAACTATCATGGAATATTTTATATTTTTAGGATGTATTGTATTAACATCTTCATGATATGTTGTTTGATGTTGCCCTACTTGTATACCAGTTTCAATTATATTTTGTGTATCACCAACTACAATATATTCTCTATTATCAAGATCTAGATATTGAGAATCTATAAGACCAATACCCAAAGATCTTATCTCAATTTCTGATGGTGTATAATCTTTAGTAGTCATTTTAAATTAAAATATATTAATTCCTTATGTATTAATAACATTTAAAAACAGAAATATATATAAAAAATGATATATATTTATATATATTACATTTTATAATGAATAAAATATCAACTTTACATAATAAAACAAAACAAATAGATGTAGGGGATATGCCTTATAATAATAAAAATATATTACTAAATATTGATAATTTATCAAATATATTATATAATAATGGTCTTGATAAATATGAATTTGTAATAAATGATATTAATTTATATAGAACAGCATTTGTTCACCAATCTTATTGTACTATGAAAAATCACGATTTTATTAATAGCAATACCAAATGTCCGGAAAATTGTCTTCCATTGCAAGATATGTCATATGAAAGATTGGAATTTTTAGGGGATTCTATTTTAGATATGGTTATATCATCCTATATATATGAAAGATTTCCAGATCAAAATGAAGGATTTTTATCAAAAATAAGAACAAAAATTGTAAATGGCAAAATGTTAGGATTTTTATCAAATAAAATAGGGTTTCATAATTATGCTATTATTTCAAAACAAGTAGAAGAATCAAATGGTAGAAATAATTATAAAATAATGGAAGATATCTTTGAAGCATTTATTGCTGCTTTATTTTTAGATTCTAATTGTAATTATGATATTGTTAATAAATGGATTATTTATATAATAGAAAATTATATAGATTTTAGCGATTTAATTGCTAGTAAAACAAATTATAAAGATATGTTAATATATTATATGCAACATCATTTACAAGATATTCCAAAATTCTATGAAATTGAAGTAATTTCTAAAGATTCAATTAAAATTTTTAAATATTGTATTAAAGATAAAAATAATGCTGTTATTTCAACTTCAACTGGTAATTCCAAAAAAGATGCCGAAAATAATTCAGCTTTAGAAGCATTAAAACATTATAATATTAATATAAATATATTAAACATATCAAATAATAATTAGTATATAAAAAAATAATATATATAAATATATTATTAAAATGAAAACATTAATATTAGGATTATTAATACTATTTAATATATCAGATATATATGCTTTTAAACCAAATTTATTTAATAATAATTTAATAAAATTAAGAAATATTAAAAAATATAAAAATAATATTATTAAATATTATAATAATACTATTGATATAAATAATAATAATTTTTTGCCTAATTATGCTAAAATTATTTTATTAAATTATGATTTAAAATACGCAGAATTAAAACATGGTCGTATAGCAACATTAGCAACAATTGGTAGAATTTTTTCTGAAACATTACATCCGCAATTATCATTAATGTATTATAGTGATAATTTATTAGTTAATAATGAATTAGCACCATCATTATTAAATGGTGGTTTAGAAAAAATAAATATTAAATTTTATTTAATAATTTCATTCTTTATTTTTATAATTGAAACGATAAGTTTAATTGATTTAATAAGTTTTAAAAAGGATAAAAACGATAACTTTAAAATTGTATTTGATCCATTAAATATATATATAAATAAATCAGATATTGAAAAAAAAAATTTAAAAAAATATGAATTAAATATATCTAGATATTGTATGTTATTATCCACATGGTTCGCATATTATGAATATAATACACATACGCCTATTATTAATTATGAAATATCATCATTATTTCCATGGATAATAGGATTTATATATATTCAAATATTTACATAAAATAATATTTTTAATATTTTTAATATTTTTAATATTTTTAATATTTTTAAATGCGAATAATAAAAATTATTATATATATAAATAATAAATGAATACTTGTTATAAATTTAAAATATATAATTATAAAAATGGTTTATTTGATAAATCTGTAGATGCAACATATATTATATATACAGAAGGTAATACAGAAAGATATGATAATATTTTAAATCAATTATATAAAATAAAACCTACGAAAATAGTATATATTTTACATAATAAAGGATGGCGAAAATGTTTAAAAGATAAATATGTAACAAATACTGCTAAAGATTTGATAGATTGTAATATAAATATATTTAAGCATGCAAAAAAAAAAAATTATGATAATATATTAATATTAGAAGAAGATTATATATTTGATGATAAAATAAATAATAAAAATATTATAAATAATATAAATAATTTTTTATTAAGTAAAAAAGATAAATCATTTTCATTTTATTTTGGCACATTACCTTTTATATTTATACCTTATAATTTAAATATTAATAAAGGTATATTTAATATATATACTCATTCGGTAATATTTTCAAAAAAATATAGAAAAAAAGTACTAAATTATAATTATAAAAATATAAATTGTTGGGATTTATTTCAAAATTATTTTAATTATAATAAATATTATTATAATATACCTTTGATATATCAAATAATAGAAAAAACAGAAAATTCTAATAATTGGTATTATGTAAATAAATATATAACAAAATTATGGTTTTATTTAGCACATATATTTGATTGTAAAAATAATCCAAATATATTATTTTCACTTATTTATATATTATCATATATAATAACATTATTTATATTTTTTATTATATTATTTACAATTAGTAAAATATGGAAAAAATTAATATAATAACATACGCCACACATTCAGATGGTTTATTTGATAAATTAATTAATAATAAATATAATATAGAAATAACTGTACTAGGATGGGGTACAAAATGGAAAAATTATAAAGATAATAAAGCAAAAGGTATATATAATTATATAATTAAACAACCTAAAAATGGTATAACTGTATATTTAGACGGATTTGATACATTAATAAATAAAAATATAGATAATTTAATAAATGATTTTAAAAAACAAAATTGTAAAATATTATTATCAAAAGACAATACTGAATTAATAAAAACATTTGTAAAAATAAGAGAATGGGTATATAAAAAAAATTTTGAAGAATTTGAAAATATAAAATTAAATGCTGGAATGTTTATGGGATATAATAAAAATTTAGTTAATTTTTTAAAATGTGTAGTAAATGACAAAGATAAAGATGATCAAAAAAGTTTTAATAAATGTATTAATCATTATAATATAAAAATAGATATTAATGAAACTATATTTAAAAATACAAAAAAAATATATTATGATAATAATAATATAAAATCATATTTCATATCATTTCCTGGTGGAGCATATAATAATAAT